TCAATCCATCATCTTTTTGTAGCCATCGGCGGCTTCTTGCGGGCTAAGTCCTGTAGCCTGGGTCTGAGCAGTATTGCTGCTTTTGCCAGCATACTCCACGTTCATCCGGCTGGTGTACACTCCGCCAACCTCTTTGGCTGCCTGCTCCAGAATGTCGGCTGTCATTCCGTAGTTATTCATGCTTTCAGCGTTAACAGCCATTCTGTCGAGGACGCGCAGACGATAGGCCTTGTTGGCGATCGGAATGTCCGAGGTTTCTTTGAGAAAGCGCTCGCGGGTAGCGTTGAATATGTCTACCCATTTTTGAGCCAGCCCCTTACCGCTGACCTTCGTCGGATCATGTGATTCGACCTGCTGGCGGGTGATTTTAATACCAAATTTCTCCCTTACGGACTCCACGACCTGAGAAGGCGTTTCGTAGCACGCAATGGATTGAACAATAAATATTTTGCACTCAGCCTTTAATGTCGCCATATTCCCCATCCGTCCAGAACTGTCCAGAATTCTCACAACCACCAGCCAGCAAATCACTCATCTGGCAGGCAGACGCTTTTTAAGCCTTATCAGCTCCAGTCTGGCGCGGGCCAGGTCAGCCTTTGCTTTCATCAGCTCCAGCCTCATGATGCGGTCGGTATGCAGGCTCATCATCCCGTAGAGAAGCGTCATTTCCCGCCATGCCTCTGTTCCGTACTCCGGGTCGCTTTGTATGAGCAGGCCGAGGTGTTCAGCCAGCAAGAGGTTCCGCACCCTGTTCTTTACCAGCGGGGAGAGCTCATCTCCGCCTTCCAGTGGAAAAAATGCCCGCCGGCTACGTTCTCCATGCTTAACCGCGTTCGTGTTGCCATAGGGTGCGCCAGAGCCGGTACGCTTTCCGCCCCATCCGGATCTTGATTGTTGGTCAGGTTTTTTCATTCTGGTTCGCCTCTGAGCGGCAAAGCGGTACATTACGATACAAATTATTGCGCAATTGAACGCTGAAACCTTGGCATTTCTAAGCATTAAATCTGCGAATTTCGCACAAACATTGCGAATCATCACCAGTAAAAACCAGTGCTGGTGCGGGTTACAAGCCTACTTGCGCAGCGATTTTGCAAACTGTGCAATTCGCACTTTTTTTTGCGTACTGCGTACCACTTTTGCGTACCTGCGTACCAGCCTTGCGTACTCCCGAGTGTACCCTGCTGGCCTTCTGTTAATGTATGATAGCACTATCCTACATTAAGGAATCTCCCACCATGAGACTAACCAGCCGCAAAAAGACGATACTCAGCTACTTTGAGCCGGATAACCGGGAATGGGTAACGGTCGAGATCGGCGCACCTCCGCTCGATGTATCCGGCGTAGCATGCCTGCTACATGGCGTGGGGCTCAAAGATAACCGGCACCGGCTCGAATCCACCAGGCGAACGCTTGAAGCAATGGTGAAAGACGGGTTGCTGGAAAGGTACCGTAGCCGTGAGGTGCGGAGTATCGTTCTGGGCGGCGAGACGACCGCTACAGTCGTCCGTTATGGCCTTCCGGGTACCGTTTCAGTGGTGCACGATAAAGATGGCGCTGGTGGGGCGATAGAAGGCGAATTTACGCGTGTGTTTTAGCTACGCGGATTATCCGGCTTCTTCCACTGGTAGGCTGGGGCCGTCATCCGCCGGCGGTGGCGCTCCTTCGCTGCGAGCGTACCGGCCACTCTACAACGTAGCTCCAGCATATCGGCGGCGCTCAATGCGAATCCCTGCTTCGTGACCATCTCAGCAATTGCCGACTCAATGACATCAGATTTAAGCATGTTAGCCACCTGTTTCCGGAAAGGGAGAATTTCGCCAAGACGTTACTATTTGATCCTATCAGTGGGGCAGCATTTGAGAAATGCCTGAACACCAACATTTGTAAACATTCTGCTTGCAGAGTTACGGATCACCAGCCGAGTAAACGTCTATATTTGTCGCTATTTGACCCTGTTTGAGCATGGGGAAAACGTCGCAATTTGTCGCAATGACGCGAGCAAACCAAACCAACATTCCGGCACCAAGAAATGTAAAGATTCGCCCACCAGCCAGAGGGTCGGATCTGAAATCCTGCCCTTATCCACTGTCCGACCACCGTTGGCGAGTGAACCCAGAACGGGGCTAATGCCGTTTGCGCTGTGAACTGGGTTACCCTCAGTAATTCCGTTAACACACCCGATAATTTCGGGGCTGTTTTGCATAACTCTTAATGGGTTGCACAAAGGCTCCCCTCTTAAAGAGGGTTGGATATCCGACTCGCTCAGAGATAGTTGGTTAACCTCGTGACTTTGAGGTACTACCCTCTCGTAAGCCAAATCTGGATTACGGTCCAACGCTGGACTTTGTTGATTTTCCTCATGATGGCTCTTTCCATCATCTTCACAGCTACCGGCGAATTCGTCGGAACCTCTCAACTACGTTTAACGTTGTTTTGCCCATATACAGATTGAGTCCGATTCACACCTTTGGCAGTTTTCGGAATAAACAATGGGTTGGCTATTCGCCGGGGTAGAGCTGGTGGTTGGGGTCTAGCCACACGACGTAGAACACATTGCCAATGAAAAAGCCGTGTATACGCCCGTGCTCATTGCGAGATATGGCGAACTGATAAGGCGTATAGCTCTGGAACTGCTCGTTAAGGTGAGTAAAGCCGTCAGGCTCGGAGGTAGCTTTCCACTCGATACAGTGCGATTTGAGTGCCGCATTTCGGTTTGTCGTAAACTCTAGCGGCGTCAGGCTTGATATATCTTTAAGGCGCTCCAGCACTTTGCAAAAGTAAGCGGCCGCCTGTCCTGCAAAACCGAACTTAGCATGGGCTGGATCAATGTACTGGAAAGAGAAGCTAAGTGTTGACGTGGTGGGGTTGGGCGTTCCGGCGACGATTTGATTGCCCGCCACCGGAATCTTACTTGCTTTAATCTTTCCTCTACCCACGGTCAGGCATCCATCATGCCGCGGTAGAATTTAGCGGTGACGCCTTTGTCGATATCATTTCGACACGGAGCATCAGATGGCATCCCTGCGCGAGCCAATAGCCACGGCTCTTCCTGGTGGGTCATCTGCTCCAGCTCATAAGCCGAGTAACCGCCAAAGACTTTATAAATTTCGTCCAGATGCTCGGTAACGTCCTTAGTGAGTTCCGGGCATTTTATTTCACCGGTGATCGGCTGCCACTTATAGTCAGCAAACCGGATGTACAGCTCCCTTGCTACGGGGCCATGTACCCACGCCTCAAACCGATCGGCGATCAGCTCTTCGCCATCGTTCAGAGCCATGTACCAGGCATCGGCATAAAACACCATTTTTTGCAGTTTCAGCGGCGTCATAACATCCCCGTGCTCCTGAGCAAAGCACAGCAGATAGTCCGCCACGCTATTTAGGGTTGTAACTGCCATGATCCAATCTCCTGCTGTTTATTTTCATCTAACGCCATCTACTGTCGTTAATAGTCGCATATAACCCAGAATAATGCGCGCTGTAAAGTGCGGCCTGATGACTGCTGGTGATAGCTCACAACTCATCGTGGGTTTAGTCGAAACCGATAGCCACCAGCTCGGGCAGAAATAGCACTCAATCACACCGGTTCAGGCAAGCCGGTTAGCTCGGCAGCGGCTATCTGGTTCTAACGAATCGTTATAACCACGCGTTATCAGCCAGCTGTGCGAGCACCTGCGATGCAGGTTTTCGAAAGAATCAGAGGGTTAGCCATTTATCGCGAATCGCGATAATCGACTCTATCAAAAGGTTACGATGTCCGTACGTTAAACGTACGCAGCTGATTGGCGTGTACGAACTGCGCAGGCGCAAAGTTGTGAGCCACTGCCGGTGGCGCGCAAACCTCGTTTTAACCTTACCAATTCTTACCAATGAAGGCGGTAGCGCATCCCTGTGCCTGTCGCTGGTGGCCAGTATTGCCAGCCAGAGGAAAATAACTTACTGCGGCTCTCCTGTATTCCCACTGCCAGTCTCAACCCCTCCATGCGTGTGCGTCATCAGGCTCTTACCACCTGCTGTCACATCGTTGGTTACGGTGACCGGGCCGTGCATCGTGGCCGTGCCGCCGTTCTCGCCCATGCCCTGCGACAGGTTGCCGTTAATCGTTACGTTGCCATTGAGAATGATTTCCGGGGCGTTAATAGTCGCGTTGCCGGCGGTGGTGGCAGTGATATCCCCGCCGGCGGACACCTCAATGAATGCGGTGCCGTCGTCGGTACGCAGCTGCGCGGCCGTAGTGCTGATGCCGCTGATTTTCTTCGCCTGCGACTGCGGGCCGGGGATAACAAACGCATCCGATAAGTCATGGCTACGCCAGTCCACCAGCTCTTGCACCCCGCCGTTCTGCCACCAGAAATCGATACAGCGATCGGAAAACACAACCAGGCATTCATCACCCTCGGCCAGCGGGAAGGTCAGCGTAACGCCGCCACCGCGGGGGAAGACCACAGGCAGGTCAACCAGCAGTGGGAAATCCATCGACTCGGTTTTGCTGATATCCTCGTACGGTACGGGCTTACTCGATTTGCTGCAAAGCGACACTGAGCATGTCACCGTATCCGGGTCAAACGACAGAATTACGCCGGGTAAGGCTGTTCTGGCATTCGCTACGGATTTTTCTTTCACTCGCTCCAGTGTTTCCTGAAGCTCTGCAGGTCTGATATTCGCCATCTTTTGCCCCCTTAGTCCGGTACGCGTTTACAGTCGAAACTTCCGATAATTCGGGGCTCTTCCATCACCCGGCGAATCAGCTCAACGTTCAGAAAGGCTTTACCGTTCTGCTTAATGAACTCATAGCCGTACATATTTCCGTCTCTGGCTGGCATCAGAGTCATATCCATTTTCATTTGGTTGTAATCACCCTTGGCACCTAAGAAATAGATTTTCTGCGATGTAACCTGCTCTCCATTGACATAAGTCATGCTTCCGCCGTCATCCATTTTAAGCAGAAATCCTCCACACTGAGCCGCTGCGAATAGCGTTGATGGAACACATGACAGGGCGATAATGACTGAAAGCAAACGCCAAGATTTAACGTTTTTCATTGTTTAGAATCCCGCATTCAACAAGTTTTTGTTCGGCACGTCCGCCGCGCTACGCGCTTCACAGGCCATGTCCATATACCACTCCTGACCGCGGGTATCACCGCGATAAATAATAAAGCGCACCAGATACACACCATCCGTCGCGATGCTGGCCGGGTTCTGCCGCTGGGCCAGACCGGTAGTTACCTGATTGCCGTTAACGGTATCGACGGTAATAAGGCCAGACTGTTTCACCTGCTCGCCTGACAACTGAGCGCGGTAGATGGATGTCTGATCCAGCTGGATAAGGCCATTCAGCCGGATATTCGGGTTGATAAGGCACTTCACGTTAACCCCGCCGCCGATCGTCTGCTGCGGCATGCCCACCAGCCCGGTATCCGAATTCAGGACAACCGCCTTGTGCATAGCCATATCGGCGCTGAGCATATCCACCCGACCATAAGCAAACTGCCAGCGGGCGCCACACTGCTGCGCTACATTATCGAGGTACTGCTGAACCGTACCATGCAGCACGCGACCGCGTGGGAAGACCGTAGACGGGAATTCCGGTACCGCACCGCCGACAATACCAAAGGGCTCAAGCGCACGCATCAGCACGTTATACACATCTTTCACAGTGTATCCTTTCGCCAGGGTCGTGCTGATAAACGCCTTCGTGAACGCCTCCTGACCGTCGCAGGCCTGAACCTGCACCCAACTGTCAGTAACGTTATCTTTCCCGGTGACGGTGAAGCGGATATCACCGCTGAAAATTACGCCATAGTTGGCGCCGTTCATTTGCCCGACCTGAGACGGATCCACCTCATGAACTTTGCCCACTTCGCTGGCCGGTACAACTGGCGCAATGCCATCGTACCCGGCGATGATTTTCATTTTCGAGAACTCACGGCCCATAATGCGGTTTGCCGTCTCGCTGGACACGTTATACACACGCACGGTCGCCACGCTGGGCCATTTATTATCGTTCCATTCGATTTCGAACGTCGCTTTAAACTCGCTGAGCACCAGGCCCTTGCCTTCGTTATCGGTGAGTACCAGCTCGAAATGCCGCATCCAGTTCTTTGACATGGTTATTCCTCTGTCTCTGCGTAAAGGTGGCTGTTAATGCCGAGATCAAACTGAGTGGGGTTTTCGCTAGCCGGGTCATCACAGACCACATACAGCAAGAATCCCAGATTTAGATAGTGATATTGCGCCAGCAGGTCGGCGCCGGTGATCAGCGGAATGCCGCCAATCATCATCGTACCGGTGCTGTCCATCAGGTCGAGGAACCAGCAGGAGCCGCGCCATACAACACGCATCTGGTATTGCGTACCGTTCAGGGTTGTGCTGAACGTCTGGCTGTCCGGGCTTAAAGGAATTTCAGTCACGCTCATTTTACACCTGCCAGTTTGCTGAGTTTGTAGATTAACGATTCATCGACCGGAACCGGGTTTTTCACACCTTTGTTCTGGACTGCCGAGGTATTAACGCCGAGTGCCATATCAGCTTTGTCGGCCACCGTAATACTCTGAGTCTGTGTGATGATGACTTCGCGCAGGGTAACAACGGCACGCAGGACGTTTTCGCTGGTGCGATCGGTGGTGACCTCCAGCGCGCGGATCAGCATGTTGGTATACAGCCGCTTGCCCGTGGTGACGTCGAACGGCTCCCGCGAGCGCTGCAGGTCGAGGATTTGCTGATAAACCTCTCTCGGGCTCAGCTTCGCTTTAATGCCAAAGCTGGTGGTGTCAAACAGGTCGAGCAGCGAACCGCCACCCGCAAAGCCAATATCCATTACCACTTCTGATGGACGGCGGTAGGCGTGGTCTGTCATAACACCCGTTCCTGAGCTGGTGACCTTCTCTACGGGATGCTCGGTAATTTCCAGCACATCGCTGTGTTTTTCAGAAACAACCACATCCGGCACGATAATCCCGATATTGCGGGAATGCTGCTGGAACAGCGTTGAAAGAATATCCATCAGTTGCCCCCCGCCAGATCCTGAGTTGCACGATTGTTTACGGCATTCTGTCTTTCGACCACCAGATTGGCCGCCTCTCGTGGATTATTGACGCCGTGAATATGGATATTGGTTTCCTGGTTCAGCGTTGCCCCGCTGCCCGGCATATTGCTGAGCACTTTCGGGATATATTGACGGGTCTCCCCGGGCATCAGCGCCATGCCGTACTTCTGCACATTACCGATGCCCCAGTTATAGGAGGCCAGAGTTTTATTCAGATCGCCGCCGTTCTTCTGCAGGAGCATCGAGAGATACCGCGCCGCCGCTTCCGCCGCTTTCATCGGGTTAAACACATC